GTTGGATCAAACATTCCAGCAAGCGGAGAAACATCTGGTTGCACCTGTGGATTACCAGCCATTGGTGCACTAGACTGCAATTCCACCATGTCTTTTCGTGCACCGTACTGCCCGCCACTAGGGATAGGACGGACTGCCTGAGTAGGTCCACCGTCTGTACGACGTGACAAAGCACCAGGTCCCGATACAGGAGCAGGGTTGGCAGGCTTGCGGTATCCACCTCTAGGCATGTTATTCCTCTTCTTCTGTAAAATCGTTTTCTAATGCATGTTGCACGAGTCCAGTAATCCTCCACAATGGAGTTCCATCTGAACTATAAAAAGTGTTTGCAAAGTATTCACCATTACCGTCAATAAACTCTGCAGTTAAAAAGAATGTGGTGCACATAGCACCATCTTTGTGTTCAGTCTTGCCGTACTCATCCAACAGTGTTTGTAACTTCTTGTTGAATTCGTTCGACATTACCCACCAGCACCAAGACGAGCAAGAATACTAGCAACATCTGGAGGAGGACCAGCAGGAGCACCGCCAGGCGCTGGAGCGCCCTGTAAAGCTCCTTGAGCATCTGGTGGTACTTCTGGACCAGCTGGAGGCATTCCAGCCTCTGGAGCGCCTTCTGGGGCCTCTGGAGCAGGTTCAGGTTTAAAGACCTCAAGTACTGAGTCTTCAACAGTTTTGCCCTTCTTGCGAAGGTCAATAACGCTAGCCAGTTTCATAACAATATCTGAAGGGTCTTGTCCTTGTGTAGCCATCTGAGGAATAGCCTGAGTCATGGCAGTTAGGGAAGCAGCAAGAGAATCTCGCATCTTTTCGATATCGATGCGGTCATTCTCTGCACCAACATTCATAGACCAAGGTAGTTCGCTCATTACGAACTCTCGGGAGATTAGTCCTGCCTGTAAAGCTTGAAGACTAAAGATAAGAGCACGGGACGGATCAAGTCCCGCCATAAGACCGTAGCGGACGTGAACAGTGTAATCACCGTTAATATCTTTTTCTGGGGTGTACGAAACATCATAAGGTGCTCCCTTGTATGAACCAGACATATTCTTTGACTCATTGAAAAGCTTCTCATCCATCTCAAAACAGAGAGAAATTACCTTCTCAAAGACATCAGCAAAGATTTGCTGCGCTGCCTTGACTTGGCTATCAAAGCCACCAAGTAGTGCCTGAACACCCTGACCAGTAATAATGCTAGCGTTCATGTTGCCCGAGCGACCTTCAGGGTAGCGAGCACCCATCCGCATTTCCTGCTCAAGAACTTGCTGTTCAGTAAAGGCACCTGTAGGCAGTTCAAGACCTACACGGCGTACACCAGCAGGGTTATTGGTACGGATTACAGAATCAGGACCAAACGAAAATTCCGAAACGTCGTTAGGTAGAACGATAGGAGCCTGTACTGACTTCTCTGCTGCTTCAAGGGCTAGGATGCTAAATCGTGCACGAGCCATCTGTGCCCACATGACATCGTCAAACTGACCGCGTGGGTCATCCAAGTCAATACCAGGACGGCGAGCAATAACAACAGTTAGTTTGCCCATTGGATTAGGGGTCTGGCGCAGTGGAAGATTGTGACGCTTAGGTAGGTATAAAACAACCTGATCGTCATCTTCGTAACGTACAAGCTCTAGAGTTGCGTCTAGGTCTGTTTCTTCGTAAGTATTTGTCTTGCCAACAATCTGCCTGTGATACTCAGGAAAATCGTTAAGTAGTTCACGGATAGTCTTAATGTACTTCTTAGTGTAAGAAACACAGTTACCATACTTGTCGATCTCTGGATAGGAACCCATTGGGTTTTCCGTGCGGATGAACGGCATGTTGGCTTCAAAGTTAGGCTCAACTAGAATAGGCAGGAATCCGTAAGTCAGGTACCAGTCTGCAGCGGTGTACATCTGAGTCTGCAGGTTTGAGCAACTTACGTAATGGTTGGCAATTAGGGTGCGCTTATCAGCAAAACGCTTTGCCTTGTCGGAATTAACGTTAAGAGTAGGGCAATTAAAGGAAGGTAGTGGAGCAGTTACCTCAGCCAAATCCCTGGCAGCAACGTCCACAAAGTTTGCTACCATGGGCTTTGACATTTCCTCTGGGAACATGTCTGGGTAGACGGCTTCCATATTGCCACGACGCACGGACGTTATGTCAGCCATACGAGAATCACGCTGGAAATAGTGCGTCTCAAGCGACCGTACCTTGTGAGCAATCTGCTCCATGCTTAACGCCATTTAATTTCCTAATAATAGTTTGATTGACTCATTGCCATTTCGTCAAGGTTAATAACCCCTTGTGCCGCAAGGTTTCTGCGTGTGGCATACCGATTCCTAGAGTGGGAAGCCACATTTCTGCCTTGCTGGATAATCTCTTTGGCTCTGATCTCACAGAACCACAGTGCCATTACGCAGTCAGTCGGACCCTTGGTGTCCGCTTTCCAAGTAATTAACTGGTTAACTAGAGCCTTAACATGCTCATTGTTATTGCTGGGAAGCTCAATTAGGTTGTCTTCATTGAACTTTCCATCACGCATCGTGCCAAATAGACCCGACATAGAAGCCACGCCAAAGCCAACATCCCACTTATTCTTGCCCGTAAAGTGCTCACGAAGCGCAGTGCCACGACTAGCAAGCCATTGGCGTAGATCGTCATCAAGAGAGAAAGCCTTTTGGAAGGCGTTAATCTCAATACGAAGCTCTAATGGGTGGTAGATATTGACCCATTCCTCAATGAGGCTACGGATCTTTTGGGGCGTAGGGTCTGACATGTTATGCACATCAAGTACGTAACGCTTTCCGTTATCACGGTTCACGCTGTACATGATTGCAGCAGTCTTACCTGCCATAGCAGGGTCAAGACCCATAACAGTAAACCAAGTTCCAGTACCGTCTGGATGCCCTGGGCGACCAGGGTCTAGTGTGCCAATCTTGCGCATACGGTTAATTGAACCGTTTACAACTGGCAATGGGAAGACCGCGTCTTCCTCAACATCTTGCTGTTGGTAGACAAGTGCCCAAGTGGAGGGGCTAACTTCACTACGACGTTCAAACAGACGCTTACCATCCCACTTTACAAAGTGCCCGTTATCATCGGGTATAAGCAACTCTGGATCATCATGCTCGTCAGCCCCATCCAATGGTCTGTCGGACCTTGCCCACAGCGTTTCCCATTTGCTGGGATTATCGTCAAACTGCAATACGGCAGGCATTGCCAGGTAGGTAAATGGGGATTTACCGCCTGTCCAGTGATCTGGATTTCTAATCTCTTTGTAGAGATCTATTGACGAAACTCTAGTACCCGCGATTAGCAGGGTTCCTGTAGAACCCACACGAGTGACAACCATCTTCTGCAACCAGTTTAATTGCTTCTCCCACTCGTGGGCGTTGGTTGTGGACACAATGTCGTCCATGATGATTAGGTCTGCGCGAGTACCATAAATCTGTTGCCCAATACCAAGGGCTTGGACTGTAGGGTCCTTTTCCCCAGAAGCTCGTTCTAGGTAGATTCGGTCTGATGACCATTGATCTGCCGTTTCTTTGTATCCACCAGGAGGTCCGTAGACCTGCTGCATCTTAAGCCAAGGCTCTTCAGTAAGCCTTTGTTTAATGGAATAAAGGAACTCTTTAGCCCTAGTCTGGGTCTGCGAGATAACCACAATGCGGATATTGGGGTTCATCGCTATCTTGTAAACGGCGTAATTAACCGTTAAAACAGTGGACTTGGCATGCTCAGGAGGAACATTTACCAATAAACGCCTGCGGTTAGCTGGCTCAAAGGTCATAGTTTCCGTTAACCAGGAGGGTTCTCTGCCCTCCAGAACGTCAATCCAGTTCTGCTGGTGAGGGAATACCTCGGTATTTAAGAACTCTTTGGAGAAGGTGCTGAACCCGATATTGTGCTTGCCACCATCAAGTGAGGCGGCAAGGGTCTCCACACCATGCGTTGTAGCGTCTTCGTATTCTTGAGCAAAGGCGGGGTCCGAAATCCATACCTTGAGTACGGGCTTCTTCTTCCCAACAGCAGCAAGGGCAGAATCCTGATCAATACCCTGCTTAAGCATGGATAAGAACTTAGTCTGGTCTTCTCGCTGCTTAACCTTAGTATGATGCTCATTACCAGATTTGGCAGCCATAATAACCTTAATATAATACTAATAGTAATAGTTAGCGAAGCCTCTTAAAGGCTTCGTAATAACTAGCAGCCTTAAGACCTGGCTGCAATAAAAGAACTTACACTATTACTAACCCCGTTACAAGGGGTTTTGTAACGTTTTATTTTCAAAATAATTAAAAAAACTTTTTTAAGCTACTAAATAACAAACAACAAACAACTACTACAAACAACACTACTGCACTATCCCCCAAACAACATAGAATAATTTATAGGTGAGTCTACAGTATTATCTCCTGCTAAACTTAAAACCGCTGGGTCATAAGTTCGCTGGCTTCTCTTTCGGTACTCGCTATCGCTCGTACCTCAGCTGTCGCAGTTGTTGTTGACAGACAGACTACGAAACGTTCTGGGTTTGTCTGTTGGTTACTGTCTGCCTCAATACAATCTAAACAGGGGGGCTGACTATCGACCAGTTCTTTGTGCCCTATCGGGCATTGGTTGTCAGCATAGAACAGAAAAGGAGACTGACAATGTCCAACCCCTTCTTCCAAACCATCAATGGTTTCGACGTCGCAATCCTACTATTCCTCGGAGTCGCCGTACTCTGGGCTTGGTTCGCATCAGTAGATGCGGACAAGTGGGAGCGCATCGCTCGTCACTACGAGACGCAATACTCAGCATCAGAGGAGCTAGCCCGAGACCTCAACCGTTGGAATGACGAGTTGTTCGTCCAGTGCGGTGACGCTCGTGAGGAACTCCGCCACGTGGAGGCAGAGCGTGACCTTATGGCTAAGTATCTTG